CAACATTATAACACATAACAGATATAAAATAAACACACAATATATCTGTTATGTGAGGTTTATATGGCTATCAAGAGTGTATCCATCCGGATTGAAGAAGAAATGTTGGAGAAACTGGGATTCGTTTCGGATTATGAAGGACGTTCGGTGAACAGCCACATTCTGGTGCTGATCCGTGAGAATATCAAGAAGTTTGAGGAAGAACACGGCAAGATCGAAGGCGATATCAAGCCGGACGTGAATGTGAAGCCGACAAGAAAGAACTGAATAAGAGCGAGGAGACGGTTAAGCTGTTTCCTCGTTTTCTTTTACGATTTCATCATAAGAGTAAGTCAGCCCATCACGCTGAACCGTAACACCGGAAGAACTGCCCACCTGCTCAATATACCGTTTAATGATGACATCACAGAACTTTTCGTCCAACTCAATCGTACAGCAGATCCGCTCCGTCTGCTCACAGGCAATCAGCGTACTGCCGGAACCACCGAAGGGATCAAGCACCACAGTATTGCTCATGGACGAATTCATAATCGGATACGCCAGAAGCGGGATCGGCTTCATGGTCGGATGATCGCCGTTCTTCTTCGGCTTGTCGAATTCCCAGATGGTCGATTCCTTCCGTCCGGTGTACCACAGGTGCTTCCCGCGCTTTTTCCATCCGAACAGTACAGGCTCATGCTGCCACTGATAAGGCGATCGACCGAGAACAAGGGACTGCTTTTTCCAGATACACGTTCCGGAGAGATAGAATCCCGCGTCGGAGAATGCCTTGCGGAAGTTCAGCCCTTCGGTATCTGCATGGAAAACGTAGATGGACGCATCGTCTGCCATAAAGTGTTCTATGTTCACGAACGCATTGAACAGGAATCCGTAGAACGCATCGTTCTCCATGTTGTCGTTCTTGATCTTACCGGCAGAGCCTTCGTAGTTCACGTTGTACGGCGGATCAGTGATGACGAGATTCGCTTTGGTGTCACCCATCAGCATCTCGTATGTATGCGGAAGCGTGCTGTCACCGCAGATCAGGCGATGTCTGCCGAGCATCCAGATGTCACCCGGCTTCGTGAGGGTCGGCTTCTTCAGTTCGGATTCTACATCGAAGTCGTCATCCTTGATTCCGTCCTTCATGCTGTCCTTGAACAGGTCATCCAGTTCGGCAGGCTCGAAACCGGTGAGGGACACATCAAAATCCGCGCCCTGCAGATCGGTGATGAGCAGAGTCAGTTTTTCCTTGTCCCATTCGCCGGAGATTTTGTTGAGGGCGATGTTGAGTGCCTTTTCTTTCTCCTCGGAAAGTTCCACAACAACACAGTCCACCTCGGTGATGCCCATGTCCTGCAGTACCTTGAGCCGCTGATGACCTCCGACCACCCGACCGGTTGTCTTGTTCCAGATGACCGGTTCGACATAACCGAACTGCTCGATGGAACGTTTCAGCTTTTCGTATTCGGCATCACCCGGTTTCAAATCCTTGCGTGGGTTGTAATCGGCGGGGATCAGCCGCTCAACCGTGATTTTTTGCAGTTCCATTTCTTCTGTACCTCCGGAGTAATTTATGATATCCCTTGACAGCACCTTCGAGGTTTCCGCTCGCTGCCAGTCCGCGAAGCGTCCGATACTGCTGTTCGGTAAGAATTGTTTTATGCTTTTCAAGCGATTCGTTGAATTTTACGATATTTATCCTTTGCCTTTCCTTGCTTCAAGAAGTCGTTCCATCACATCATCCTCGGGAGACGCACCGCCGTATTCACCTGAGCAGTTCTCCTTGACAATCTGGAATATCTCCGACCACAGCCGGTTTGCCTGCGTCATGTAGGTGTTTGCTATCGCCACATAGGGTGACTGGATCGCCGCGCCCGTGGTCGGATGTTTTGCGAGAAAGCCAAGTTCACTGGTGATCGTCTCGCACTGAATCCATCGCGCACTCGCCATCGCATATCGTTCGATCAGCTGCGGCGAGACGATGGCTGCGCATTTTCGTTCGGCAAGCCAATGCCACACATTTTCGTATATCTCAGCGGCACAGAGCGTCGAGCCGTCCTTCTGCTTGGCGGATAGGTAATCGGAAGGCTTCGGCATAACCTGACCTTCCAGATTGGCCGCGCTGTCTTTGAACTCAATGACCGTCAGCGGTCGTTTGCCTGGGTTACCGTCCAGAATCTTATCAGAAAGCGGCTTTTTCGGTCTGCCGCCGGAGCCGGGTTTCGGTCCCCTCTGTCCCATTTTTCTCACCTCACTTTCCACTGGGGTCTATTCCCCCGAAAACTTTTGCGAATTTGCACACGCGACCCCACGCCCGTTGCACAATACAAAAGCTGTAGAGATTTCGATCCCCCTACCGGGTACGCGAGTGTATATATTTTTAGATTATTTCTGCTTATGCCAACGGTCACCGCGCTCGGCATGAAGTCTCGCGTGACAGGATTTGCACAGTGCGATGAGGTTTTCTTCGCAGTGTGTTCCACCTTCGGAAAGCGGAATCTTGTGGTGTATCTCCTCAGTCGGGATCAGCTGTCCGTTCTTCTGACACAGTTCGCACAGCGGATGCGCCGCCGCATATCGGTAACGGATACGTTTCCACGCTCTGCCGTAACGTCTGCGGACAGCAGGATCACGGTCGTATTTTTCATAACGTTTTGCTTCTTCCTTGGCGTGTTCCTCGCAGAACCGACCGTTGGTCAGCTTTGGACAGCCAGGATGGGAACAGGGACGCTTGGGTTTCGTAGGCATCATTTCTCCTTCAGGGACGACAAAAGCCATCGCAGGATTTTCTCCCGTGATGGCTTTCATTTCAGTTTTTCATGATACTATTATACCACAGATCAACCTCTTATTCCATAACATTTCCTATCATCTTCCGGTCGGAGGTGTGATTTCATTGAGTGCTCTGTCACGGAGACGATAGATGTGCTGAATGCTGTAGTTCATATCAACCGCAATCTGCTCCCACGATTTGAAACAGAGATACCGGAGTTCAAGGATTGTCTGATACTCGGGATCGGTCACCGCTTTGATCACCGACACCATCTCCCGCTTCAGATCCACGAGGTTGTCGATGTCGCGGTTGATCTCGTTTTCCATCTCAATGATCTTCACGATGATGTCTTCCATGCGATGTACGTTTCTCGTGCCGCTGGGGGGTGTATCACTGAGTGTCGATGTTGCCTTTGTTGCGAGAGTGCGCAGGGACATGACCTGCTCCAGTTTGGAGTTGATTCGCTGATCGAGACGGTACGCCTGACCGAGATATTCTTTTACTGTCATTTTGTTACCTCCAAGTTCGCTTTGACCGCATCAATGAGTGCGGATTGTGTTTGGTCTTTAATCTGTAATGCTTTTATGATGTTTTCGTCAATGGTATCCTTGCAGATGATGTGCTGTACCACCACGGTTTCGGAGGATTGTCCCTGTCTCCAGAGACGGGCGTTTGTCTGCTGATATAATTCCAGACTCCATGTCAGACCGAACCAGATCAGAGTCGAACCGCCGGACTGCAGATTCAGACCGTGACCGGCAGATGCCGGATGAATCAGACCGACTGGGATCCTGCCTTCGTTCCATCGTTCAATACTGTCCGATGTATCCAGTTTGGCAAACGGAATATGCATATTACGGAGTCGTTCTGTGATCCGGTTCAGATCATGTTTGAACCAGTAAGCAACCAGCACCGGCTTACCGTTTGCGGATTCGATCAGATCTTCCAGTGCATCCAGTTTGCGGCTATGCACAGGTCGTATTGTTCCGTCATCGTCGTAGATTGCACCGTTTGCCATCTGGCATAGCTTGTTGGAGAGGGAAGCTGCATTTGCCGCCGTGATCTCGCTCTCAGCAAGGGTGAGTACCAGCTCTTTTTTCAGTTTGTCGTAGTCCTGTCTTTCACTTTCGGAAAGGGTTACCGTGTATTCCGTACTGATCAGTTCCGGCATGTGAAGATGATCCGTGGATTTCATGGATATGGTGATGTCGGAAATCTGTCTGTAGATCGCTTCTTCCGCATACGGCAGAGGCTTGTAGCTGAAGATTACCTGACCGTTCCGTTTGTCCGGCTGGAAATAGGTATTCCGGTATTGGGTAATGAATCTGCCGAGACGTTCGCCCATGTCCAACAGGCGAAACTCCGACCATAGATCCATCAGTCCTCCGGAAGCGGGAGTGCCGGTCAGACCGACAATCCGCTTGATTTTCGGACGTACTTTCATCAACGCCCGGAAGCGTTTTGTCTGATGATTCTTG